ACCGGAATACCAACACCTAGAGAAATGTTGGACACCAGCCGACCTTACAACGTGTCTTCTACACTAGGCCGGTTGGTGGTGCAGGCGCACACACTCCGGCCCAGTAGGTCTTTTCTTACGATTACACAATCGCGCCTGTGAGGGAGAAACCATGACTCCCTATGAATAACGAACATCTATTTGCGAACCCACAAATTCCGACCGAGGTTCCACAGTGAACCACCCGAAGCTGGAACACCGTATTTTCTCGTCACGTTTAAACGTGAGCTCACAAAGGACATCCGCCACGATCAGCAATGCTCAGCCTTACCGGTTTTTATAATTAAAATTATCTCGGTCTCCACACGAAAAAGATAACCAACACATCTGAGACATGTTGGTTAGCCGGTTCGTGAAAAGACGCTGGCCTTGCGTCATACCGTGGATTTTCGCCTTACTCTAAAGCAACTATAGAGAAAGTGCATGTCATAGCGTACTGAGCACTTTTGAAACCAGTAGTCAGTGCAGCACCTAAACCGGCCATTCTGACTGTGATCTCACTGGCAGTAGAAGAGGTCTGAGACGCACACTCAAGTGCTAACTCTATTCCAAGAACAGGTCCTGAACCTGTCCTTATACCAGTACTGTACCTATTAACTTGCTGCACAATCCAATTACCACCAACGGCAGAGGTGGTGTAGTCAAAGGAATTTATGTACCCAGCACCATCTGGTGCTGTTGTCCAATTGTTCCACAAAGTATTTCCGTAAAGTTGCCACTTCACGTAAAACTTGCTACCTACAGTTCCCTCCAATTTGAAAGAACGAACATCTCGTGGATTACTACCTTCCTGGGGCCCCAGAATATACTTTGTCTTCCGACGGTAAATTCCAGTTCCTGCTGAAAAGTAGTTATGCAACATCCACAAAAGAGAACCGTCAACGGTTTGCGGCGCGACGACAGGAATACTTATGGTGTTTTCATAATAACCAAGCCCACCATCGTACGTGTCAGATTCAAGTAAAGAAACTTTGTTATCACTAACGTACTTACGCTTCATTTTAAGCTTCCTGTTCAAATCATGCGATTGAATGCGCATTCCTCTTGCCTCATCCGACAAGTAATGATAAATTTTAGGGTCTTTAAAACTCTCGATTGAACTCGGGAGAATAGAGAACCTGCTTATCAAATTCGCTAAGTCCACCTTGGAATTTGGGTCTTTCTTTAGACCAATTTTGATCGATCCAAGCGTGGAGTGCGGTGAAAGTAGAAAAGATGCAAGAGCTTCCCCCGACAAATCTGGTGGAATGTCAAGCTTTTCTTTAACCTTGTCAATGATATTTCCCGAAATTAGATCTTCGAAGAAATTGAACTCAAGAGGTAATGAACTCGTATTATTGGTCGCGCCAACTGCTGCTTCTAGTAAGACATTTTGCCCAGCTAAAAGATCAGCTGGAAACTCTATGCCATCATCCGTTACGGTCACTGGAAGTCCAGTGTTAACGGCTTGATTAAACAAATTACCTGCAGCAGGAACATTTGTCTTAAGTTTACCAGAGTTTCCAACAAGGCCAGCCTCAACATGAAGCTGGCGAATGCGAAATCTAACTTTGTAGTGAATATACACATGGTATATCACAGTTGTCTCCGCAGGAGCTCCTCCGCCATAAACAACTCTGAAGTTTCCGGCTGACCACAATCTCTGGTCACCTGTTTGTGGTGAAACAAACAGGTCAGTGTAGCGTCTATCTTTTGGAACAGACACAACCACCTTTTCAAAGATATTCTTTGGAACTGCACCACTATGAGCGATTGCAATTGCCAAATTATTTGGGCTATTGCCCAGTGTGTCAACTGGATCGGTATCAACGTACGAGATGCAATTTCCATTGTACATCTTCGATTTCAAAGGCGCAAGAACATACTGCCAAGAGATTATATCCCATTTTTCCCACAATTGAGCTTCGTAAAACAACCTTGTATTAACGTGGTTTGTTGGACGAACATTGGTGATATAAAGAATATCACCAGGGTTGGAATTTGCCTGAAGAGAAATAGTTCCAATAAAATCAGAACCACTAAACTCATCAGAATTCTTTGAGATTTTCTCTCTGGGAGTTACTTGCATCTTCTTAGGATAAGGGTTGGAGAAACCCATACTCACCATAGCTTTAGCTGCTTTAGCTTCAGCTTTGTGTGCTGGTTTCTTTGGAGAACCAACCTTAGCCTTTTTCTTACCAACTTCAGAGAATCCAGGAGGAACAAATCCTTTGGGCCTCTTACCCGATGCGATTATTTTGCGCAATTCGGGCATTTTGGTTTTCCACTCAGCATTGTGAGTGGCCCAGGCATTTGCCTTCTTAACAACTTCTTTTTGGTCCATACTGTTCGAGGAAGTGTTCAACGTTTTTACGGTACAATTCCTCAAGCAGTATATCATAAATTTCATAGCCTGAATACAATTCATACACGTCAGCTAAGGTCCCAGCAACTCGCACAAGACCGTGCTTGTTGATAAGAGCTATTCTGCTCATGTAGTATTCAAAAGCGACTACAAAGATGGGGTCATAATCGAACATATATGGAAAAGCTAGTATTACCATCGCCCATGCTCTTTCCAAGGACTTTATTGGATCATGGTGGCCTTTACGCCACTCATTGATTGCCAAAACTCGTCCTCGCGGAAGAACAGGCCAGTACTGTCTAGCTATTGGATTCCATTTCGTACCCCGACCAGCGAAGGCAAAGTCTTCGATTGTCGTTAACTCAGATTCATGGTTGTACTCGAATTTCCAACCAAACTGGTTAAAAGTCTGAATATAAACTTCCTTCCCAAGATTCCACTCCTTCGAGGGCACAGACAAGGAGTCATCTCCTAGAACTACCACACGCATGTGATACCAGAAGCCTTCCCAAGTCCAGTGTTCAGGAGTTGTATTCATACAATAAATGTATAAAAATATCCTAAGAAGAGTCAGACTATTTTCTATCACTGTTAAAATGTTGCCTGAAGGTTCATCTCTGGTACGCATAAACACCCATCCAAAAGCTTTTAAAACTGCAGGTGAGTTCATTATACGCATCATATGGACATAGATTAACCAAGCATCTTTCTCAGCACACAAACGCATCAATAA